TCTCAGAAAAATTCCAATCTTCAAACCTTTACCCGCACTCACTTGTGTAAAGATGGAGCCACTTCATCGTATCTACGCAGTCTTTCCGCCAGGAAAAAACGGCAAAATCTGGTTTGAAGATCTTCCGAAGTTTGTCACAGAAACCCGACTTCGGTATTTTATTCCTATTCGGCCCGACAAAGGTATTGTGATGATCTCCTATACGGATGCAGGTGATTCAATTGTCTGGACAAATATTGCAAGTGGTATGAAGCCGATTGCTGAGCAGGTCTTAGGAAAACTGCTTACAGATGAATGTCGACGCCTGTTTCCGATGCGAGAGATTCCGTACCCTAGCATGGTTAAATCACATCCATGGTCATCAGGTGCGACCTACTGGACACCCGGCCTCTATGACCCTAATACACTTAGTAAAGAGACCCTAACACCATTCAAGGACTTGCCGAATCTTCATATCTGTGGTGAAAGTTTCTCCATGAGGCAGGCGTGGATTGAAGGGGCTCTTGAAAATAGCCGTGCTCTACTTAGAATCCTATGAACACTCACGTTATCATAGCACTGTTCCACATTTTTTTTGTGGTGCCTTTCTTTCTCTATGTTGGCCTTCAACGATCCGCTGTGCCGAATGAAATCTTTACGACTGCATTAGTTCTTGGTATTGTGCTTACAGTCTACCATGGCTATAAAGCGTATGTTCGTTTTGTGAATGCATCGCCCTACCTATATATCAATCTGATTCACGCACTGTTGATTGGTCCTCTTCTAATTGTTATTGGTCTCAAAGGAAAAAATACGGAGACTCCGTATTATGAACTCCTACTTATGTTCGCCTTTGCTGCAGGTGGTTACCACCTCTACAGCCTTGTTCAACAGATGAACAATCTGAGAGATGATTAACCTACAGTGAGGACTTCATCTAAATGCGGAATTGTAATGCCATCGATACTATTAAGACACTTTCCTGCATGATAGTAAAACGCCGTGCTACTTTTGAAAGTCTTCTGACACTCGGTACAAGTAATTTCATTACCTGTCCCGTCCTTCATATCATCTAAATAATTACGACAGTGCTTCCGAGTAAAGTGGATAATGCGGTTCGCAAAACTCTGAGATTCAAAGTCACAGCAAGGGCAGGGAAATTTCTCAACCTCTTCATCATTCGTGTGACGTGCACGTTTGTGTAGATCTAGAATCTGCTTCTGTGAGAATCGCCTATCGCATACATCACAAACAAAGGGTAGTTCTCCAGAATGCTTGGCCTTATAATGCATATGCATTGTACTCTGTTTTGTAGTTGTCTTATCACAAAATTTACAGACATATTCACCTTCCTTATTCTTGAAATATTCGAATCGCTCTTTTGACATATAGTATTTGTAGTCTACATGGTTTGAACTTGAAGTTTCAAATTTTTACCTTGTTTACTACTTTAAGGGTATCGCAATACACATATCAGCAAATGAGTGTAACGATTCTAACACTTGTTGTTGGTGAAGATTATCGCACGGGCCTCGCTGAGGCACTACAATCAAAGGTTGACTATGCAAAACAGCACGGATATACATACGTTCAAGGTGGAGAGGAACACTGGGATCGTGAGCGACCCATTCCATGGTCAAAGATACCCTTTGTGCTTTCAGTGATGAAGCGCCTTCCTGAAGGAGCACTTATTTGGCTTTCAGATGCGGATGTCTTTATTACAAATCTGAGCATTCGCCTTGAGGAGTGTATGGTACCGCTTCTTCCTAATGACAAGGACCTACTGATGACACTCGATGCATGCGGTCATATTAATTCTGGCAATATTCTCTTCAGAAATACGGCATGGATGCGCGCTTTCTGGGAGAAGGTGTGGCAGAGAACCGACTATTTGTATCATGTTTGGTGGGAGAATGCTGCGATGATTAAGGTTCTCGATGAAAATGAGAGTGACTTTGCAAAAACGGAGATTACGGCGCAGCATAAGAGATTTAATGCGTTTCTCCGAGGGGTTGAAGGACAACCACTTTGGGAACAGGGTGATTTCTTGGTTCATTTTGCAGGTGTCTATGACCCCAAGGAGATTGCTAGTTTGATTTCCCAGATTCGTAAAGGACAGACGCCCCGACTCCAAATGTAGTATCTTAGTAGAAATGTATACAGTAACGCACAGCGATGGAACTATATATGAATCAGAAAGTGAGATTACAAAAACATATGATCCGACTGATGCATCAGGTAATAGAATTAGAAAACCTACTGAGAATGAGCAACGTGATAAAAATGCAAAAAATAAGGCTTCCATTGAAGCATATCTGGCAATGAAGAAGGGAGGATCTAATAAGACGCGTAAGAATAAACAAGAGGGTGGCAAGCGCAAGCTCAGTGAATACATGAAGTTTGCCAATAAAGTGCGTCCTCAACTTATGAAGGATAATCCTGATATGAAGGTTCCTGAACTTGGTAAGAAAATTGGTAAGATGTGGCGTGACCAGAAGTAGGGCTCCGATACTTTAGAGAAATATAGTCTATTAGTAGAAATGGTTAATCACAACTTAACACTTCAGCCTGGAGATACGCTTACGGTAAAGTGCGCTGAGAATGTTATGGATCAGAGTGCCATTATGAAGGAAGAGGGCAATATGAGTCTTCTTGAAGGCGGAAAGCGCAATCGCAAGGGAGCCAATAAGACGCGTAAGAATAAGCAAGAGGGTGGCAAGCGCAAGTTGAGTGGCTACATGAAGTTTGCGAATAAGGTGCGACCTGATCTAATGAAGGAGAATCCTGGTATGCCGATTCCTAAACTCGGTAGCGCAATTGGTGCAAAGTGGCGTGCGCTTTCTGATGCTGAGAAGAAGAGTTATGCATAGATTTTTTTCTAGTGTTTTAATATAGAATGGATACCAAGGATGCTTCAGGAAATGTTCCCCCTGCGGAGGCGAAGATGGCCGGTGGTCGTCGTACACGCAAGAACCGTGGCAACCGCATGGAGGGTGGTGCCAAGATGGCTTCTGGCTCCAAGGCCCAGGTGTGGCACGGCACGGCTCGCCACACACCCGGTGGTCTCACCAAGAAGGACCTCATGCGTCACAAGGGCAAGATCGTGAGCCGCCGCAAGCACGCTGCGGGACTCAAGGCGATCCGCAAACTGCGTAAGTTAGGCTATGTCGCCAAGAAGGGCACGTTCAAGCTTTTCCGTAAGCAGAAGTAAATAAATTTACGTATTAAGTCTCTATACTGAACTAAATCTTTCAGTTAAGTATAGACTATGATGAATCTCACTATGATTCTCTTTACGACACTTCTGTTTGTTCTTCTGACCCCTAATATCGTAACACGTCTCCCCCCTGCAGGCTCTAAACTCACTGTCGCGATCGTACACGGACTACTCTTCGCTGTAGTCTACCATTTCACAAATAAGATGGTCCATCGCTACTCAATGGGCTATGAGGGCTTTGAGGGATGCAAGAAGTGCGTAGACAAGAAGTGCAAGGATGAGGGTGCCAAGGATGCCGCCTGCTAATCCTCCGATCCTTCAAGTTGCGCCGTGCACCATTTGAGAACCTCACATACATCTTCAACACCAATTTCAGTACCCCGTACTTCAAGTCCAGCCGCATCGTACCATTTAACGGATCGATTCGGACAGACCACTAACCCTGCCTTCTTCTCTCTAAAGTCTTCTAGACTATCAAGTACCGCCAGTCCCTGTACTGTAGCCTGAGCACCAAACCACTCCTTATATTTAATGGGTGCAATCATTGGACTCAAAAAAGTATAATAGATATCACGGACACTCGGCAGGACCCCAGCCATACAGATCCAATGAACTGTTTCAAACTTCTTCAAAAGAACACCAGGTATCTCTGAGCCGATCCAGAGAACTGAAATGGGTTTGCCAGCATTCTGCAAATACGATGCAAACACAGAATAATCAACATTGCTTCGTATACGAATCACAAAATCCCAGTTCTCCTGAAACACTCGTAGCCGTTGTCCCGATTTCAAGTCCTCCGTAAGAACAAGACAACGTCGACCACGAAAGAGAAGTTCTTGCTGTACACGTAGAAAAACCTGAATGGCCTCGCTCAGGCCACCTGCTATAAAAAGCCGTTTTGGTTCAGTGGTCCATTCAAATGCCTCGAGATGCACAGACATTTTTCCTTACTAAAACAGAAGAGTCGCTCGATGCTATTTGAACGCGCAACAGTCTTTACAGTGATAACCTTAGCTGTTATAATCCTTATCTTAGATCTACCCTGGTTGTTTATCAGTTCTAAGTGGGCAGGTGATATGATTCGTGATATACAGGGCTCTGCGCTCGTACTCAATCCAATTCCTGCCATAGTAGTCTATCTGGCCCTTGGATTCCTAGCAACAATTCCTACAACTCCTGTGGAGTCCTTTGGTCTCGGTGCTGCCACGTATGCTGTCTATGATTTTACGAATTTGGCAATACTAAAAAAATATCAGCCACTGTTTGCACTGGCGGATACATTTTGGGGAGGTGTGCTCTTTACATTAGTATTTTATGTAAGGTCCTTCTTCTCAATCTGAACTTCTATGGCACGAAGTTCAAGAGTTGATTTACGGCGCT